TTCTTTAACAGAGGTAATCTTTTTGTCATCCACCAACAACTCTACCATCACCCCATAGTCTTTATTCTTTATCACCTCGATCTTTCTGTCCTTCACAACTGTAATTTCTAAGTCCTTCTTGAGTCGGTCGGATATAAGCCCCTTCTCCACAGCCAGCGTCAAGGCTTCTGGACACGACGGAATTGGAACAATAGAATATTCCAGGAGTTCCCATTTATTGTATATCCTACCTGGCTTTTCCTTTTTATCTTTTGTTTCAATATCCTCCCATTCAATAGGAATAAATCCTACTGACCACCCTTGCAACAGTGGTCCGGTGCCATCAATGTCTTCTGTACATGCCCTAAATATCTCATCGCCTCTTTCACTCTTTGCAAAAGCAGTCTTCGCAACAAGCCCTTTATCATCCTTTTTAATCCAGATGTTTTTCCCTACAGGTAAAGATTTATAATCATGCCCAAGCATGACGACAGGATTTTTCTTATAGTTTTCCAGATCCACCCCATCCGGCAATAGTTTCTCCCCATCCCTATCTATAGCATCCGTCGAAATATAACTAATGACAGTCCGCTTCTTCTTATCAGCTTCTTGCTTCTCAGATGTGTAATACTTTCTTATAAACGGAATTTCATCCTTTTTGATGTGCAATCGCTTTGCTAGTTCGCCAGCTTTGCCTGGGTATTCATTTATAAATTTAAGATTCTCCGTTATTACTTTCATTGTGACCTCCCTCTTTGCCTGAACTCTTTAAATTGTTCAGGAGTTGAAATTTTCCCATATAGATTATGGAATTTATTATGTTCTTTTTTTGTTAATGTAACAACATTATCTAAATCAAATAAAACATCTTTAAAGTTAATCCAATTGTCTTTAGTAATTTCATATTGTTTTATAAGGATAGAAAAGGCTGTTAAATGATGATGCTCGATATCCCCATTTTCTTTTGACAAAATAGATTTCCATTCGTCTCTTTCAAAGCATTTCTGTCTAAGATTTATGGCTTGTGCTGAATTTCTAATTATTATTTGAAGACTTGTTGTTCCGCCTCTCCAATTGCAATTCTTTTCTCCCATTAATTGAATCGAATGCCACTTATCGGCACACTTTCTTGAGCAACAAAGCCCCCTGCTTTTCCTTCCTTTTTCCTGAGATTCATAAAACCTAAATTCTTTATTACATATTTTACATTTCCTTAATTGGTAAGGCTTTCCTACCCAAGGAGCTTTTTTGCCTTTCATTCTATTCCCATTTGCTATTCCTAAACATTTTTTCGAACAGTATTTTTTCCCTCTTTTTACTTCATTTGGTTCAGCCCAGATTTGTTTCCCGCAAATTTTACATTTTAATCGTATTTTCATTTTAATATTATTACATTTATTTTTATTATAATCAAATTGCTAGTCCACTATAGCTGAAATTGTGCAGCGACATAAGGGGTGAATTGGCGGATATTCACACGGAGTATAGTCAATATTCATAGATTGCTTTTTGCCATCAACTTCTATTGTAAACGTATCCCCTAAATCAAAGAAGCTATCCTTAACGTCAATAATCTTCCCGTCCATTTCTAAACAAAATTCACATGTTCTGGGCCCGATAAAAGCTATCCAGATGATCTTCTCTACAACTCCTGATTGAAGATATGTAAACTTTGAGGCTGCATTACTCGCCCTTATCGTTTCAGTCCTTGCTATCGACTCAGCCCGCTTAAATCCCCAGTCCTCATAAGTTTCATAAACTCTATTCGTAAGCTCCCGCACTCCCTCACCAGCTTCTATACCCTCGGCAAGCACCCTCCTCAGCTTCTCTACATTTACAGCCTCTAGCTTCTCTGAGAACATAGGAATATAACTATCTAGCCACTTCTGCACTTCCGGATTAGTAACATCAAATGATATGGTTACACGCGGGTCTTCCTTTGTGTATCCCTTGCCTTTTAGCCTAGCCTCAAGTTTTACCGCCTCCCTATCGCCCATCTTTTCCAGTATCTCTACGTCTATCTTTCTGGACTCGGTTATAAGCTTCTTTACGAATGGCTTTTGAGGGTACATAATTTCATCTATCTTATCCTTATGCAGCCATGCCTTTTTCATCTTCTTTATATTAGCTATGAGTATTCGTTTCTCCTCGCCCCATATTCCTTTTAGCATTGTCTGGAATTTCTTTTCAAAGGGTGCAAGGGACTTAAAGAGGGCGTTGAATAATATATCATGGGCTATCTTTTTGTCGTCTTCTGCCTCTTTCATCTCTTTAAGTGCTTTAACCATTATACGCCTTAGAATCTTGTCTGCCTCTGATATAGTATGGGACCTGACCGCCTCGATTGCCATCCGTTCAGCAAGATCGTCTGTAAGTAATTTTGGGTTAATCACCCCAAAACCTCCTTTACATTCTTCATAACCTTCTCAGTAAATGCCCTTATCTGCTCTTCCTCAGCCATGCCTCCTAAGTTATTTATGGGAACTAGCCGGTTATCAACAAGCAACTCATTAGCTAATCCACCCAGCGCCTCTAACCCCTGTTCTAGCCGTATCTCATCACGTGTTGATATCCCAGCTTTTACCCGCTCAGTCTGCTCCTTCAATATTAACGCCCTGTCTTCCGGTACTGGGTTATCAAATGCACAAAATATGTTGTCATCGTATAAGGGCAGAAACTTTTCATTCAGCTTATCAGCATATCGCTCGCACCGGGGCAAAATACCGTTTTTAGCATGTCTGCTGTCTGCTACTTTAGCATTTGCAAGGTTGACGCTCTTGGAAGTTAATGCACCTGGAGGGATATCGAAAGCTAAGCTGATCTCCTCCATATTGATAGCCCTGCCCTCCATAAAATTCATCTCCTCTGGAGTCATTGTATCTGTTTTTAAGTCCATGTCTATAGGCGGAATAACTAGCCTTCCTGCTTTTTTTGCCCCAGCATATGACTGTCCAAACATAGTTTTGAGCCGTGCCCTGTCTTTATCGGTTACATTTACCCCAGCTTTAGGAGTTAACAGCCCGCCTATCCTGGCCTTATTCTCAAACAACGCCTTTTCAAAATCGTCCATCTGTTCCCTGATATACACAGCCGATGCAACCCCATTAACGCAACCAAAGCCTGAGAATACGTTATTCGGGTTCGGATAGGTGAAAAAGATTATCTGATCCTCTGGGATCTCAATCTCTACCGCCCCCGCTTTGTATATATAGCTCTTTATTGGATTGTCCAAGTTGTCTCCGAATACCGGGTTAATAAACTGTGAAGGTATAGGCCATATCTGCTCCGGCACGCCCATCGCCCCCTTCCTCAACCACCAATAACATTCACCGGTTAAGTCCTGGTATAATATCGTATATTCCTTCAGGTCTCTAGCATTATGCTGCGGATTAACCTGTTTCATAAGGTCAAGCCAGGCATGGCTTGTTACCTCCTCAACATCTGCAGCCTTAGTTAGCCAGGGGTCAAGGCTTTGCCGTGAATATACCCATTTCTTTAGCTGATTACTTAACGGCCTTGTCTTTATTGTCCGATACGTCTTTGTCTTTTCCTTCTTTGCTACGTAGAGCCTGAGCCTCTGAGAAGCTACAGTCTGACTGTTCAATTTCGCACATATATAGACAAATCCCTTAAATGCCCGGATAAAATCCTTCTTAGTCCTCGGCTCCTTGCCGGCCAATAGGCCCTCACCCCACATCTCTAAGTCCAGGAATGCGGAGTCGTCACCTGTCCCGGGGCGTGCCATGCCGGTTGTTGAGAAGGCAGTATCAATGCCCTTTAGGTATTGTCCCTTAGATCGGCCTATAAAGCTTGCTAGTCTCTCTATGATTTTCATTGTTTTTCTTCTGTTAATTCTTGTATTATCTCATCTACATATTCAGCAAGTCCTTTGTTTGAATAAGTGAATGTTTCTTTGTTTGACTTTAATATTTCTTGTATTATTCGAGCCACAACTCCACATGGCAATTCATCTCTCATTAAAAGATATAAAAAACATTTTAATTTTTTATTCATATTTTTATCCTGCTATCAATAATTCGCCAATCCCGCCGCCGTAGTTCTCAAGTCCCCAGTTAGCCAGCGCCAATGCAATCACGCAATCGTCGTGATGCCCCTCTGGGGCTGAGTATCTTAAAACTCCAGATGGGCTTATTTCGTAACCAAATATCCTAAGCTCGTTTGTTTGCACCTGCTCGTTTAATATCTGTAGTTTAACCTGCTCAATACTCAGCATTAGACGCTGGACAAGCTGCTTTTTACTCTCATTTGTAAATTTATATCCCTCTATATCCAACCCCTCGTCAACTAAATCATCATAAATAGCATCGCCAACCCCGGTTGCATCTAAAACCAGGTAAGCTTCGTATTTCCTTACAGCCTCAATAATAAGCCGCTTCTGATATGGCCAGTCAAGCGTTTTGAACCTGTTAAAATAGACCTGCTTACCATCATTGTCAAGGATAGTTAGCACCGTAAAATCAACATGCTTTGCTAAGTCCAGGCCAGCATAATAAACCTTGCCACTCACTGGCTCAGATAATTCGGACGGAGGATCCATGCAAGCGTTTAAATTCCTAAACACCGCCGCAGAATCCTCTAAAAACTCTGCATAAATCTCCTGTTTCAGGACATGTTCAGGCATGTCGTCCTCTAGTTCTTTTATCGATTTATCCAGGATATATGGATTATCATAAGATGTAAAATTGAAAAACTCCCAATCCTTATACCTTGGATCTTGGTTGTCCTCAGCTTTAACTTTAAGGTCGTGAAAGAGGTTTTGCCCCTTTGGTGTGCCACCTATAAGCAGATCAGGATTAAAGTCCAGTGTCATGGGTCTAATCGTATTCTCCCATAGATACTCTTTTTTCATGATAATCCCAGCCTCATTCAGCACAATCAACCTATATGCAAAACCTTCAATCAGCTCCGGCCTATCTGCGCTGCGCATGTCAAGTCTGGAATTAAGTATCGATAATTCCTTTTTCTGTTGCCGCCATTTCCAATACTGTGCCGGCAGCTTGCTGAGTATAGGGTAAAAATATCGTTCTATATAGCGGTCAATGTTTGAGTTGACAGTATCTATCCAGAGAATCGGGCTTACGCCGTCAATCATATTCTCAATTACAAAATTAGCATAGCCCTTTGTAAGTCCAAACCGGCGCCCCTTGGCTATGACCTTTACCTTTGCTTTGGAGTCAAAGAATATCTTCTTTTGATTAGAATGGTAGTAAATAGGAACGCTTATCTCATCTAGGGGCTGTGTTTGAGGTGGCATTGCTTATTCCTCTGGCCTCTCATCGGTTATGATCTTATTTATTGTTACCCTTAAATCGCCGTCTGCATTAACATTTGTTGGCAGCATCTTTGAAATCATCTGGTAAAACATCCCTTGGTTACGGTCATTCTTTGTAGCCCAATTAAAAAAAGTCTTAATTTTACTATTTTCCCTGCTACCATCGTTTTCAATTTTATTAAATACATCAAGATATGATTGCTGTAAATTTGTAAACTTGTTTTTGCTTCCCTTTGGCCTTCCTGGCCCAGCTTCAGTAAGCTTATGGCTACCATTTGCCTGTTTTTCTTCTGTTTTTTTAACAGGTTCGCTCATTTTCCCTCATCCATTAAAACTACATAAACCTCATCATCGGCCTTGTGTAATTTATTCACCTTATCCAATATATCATTATTTGGCTTAAACCGCAAAATCATTTCTGCCTCTTTATCTAATGATACAAGCGACCTTATCTTTACTTGCTTAATTAAGGCCTCAAACGCAACCTTCATTTCAGCTCATCTAGCTTAGCAAATATTTGCTTATGATCTTCCCGGTTTTCCTTCCTGGCCGTCTCTGCTGACTTTTCAGCCTTATCTTGATTCGCGCATAATTGATTTATCAATATTTCATGTCCGGCAAGAAGCTTCCCGCTTTCAATGCAAATCTTAGCTTTACCAGGCTTGCCATTTCCGTTATTCCTGCCATTTACTTTTTTAAATAATAACGGCAATAGCTTCATTGCAATTGCGACCAAAACACCCCCTGACCCGACATAAGCTCCAGCCTCCCCTATTGGTATTGACATTTACTTCTCCCCTAATAATTCCCGCAATCTTATGATTTCAGCTTTCAAATCTTCAACCCAAAAAATGTATCCAGGTGTTACTATAACATTTTCTCCTGAATATCCAACTATATCAACAAAAAGGCCAGGCCTAAGTACATCCTGGCCAGGATAAAGCAATGGATCATAATGACAATTACTTAATATCCCTACCAAGATTAAGCTTACGCAAAGCATCAAGATTTTTTTCCTTGACTGCTTTTCTGATGGCTTTTTTCTTACTTGCACTTTTTGCTCTCCTATATTCTTTAAAAATTGCTTTACCTAGTATTATTATCTCTAATATTAATTTTATAGCGTCCTTCATCTTATCCCCAATGTTATTCTTATAATAATACAAATCATAGCGACTATCCCACCACCAAAAAATAACCATATAGCAATCTTCCCTATTGTTATCTCAAAAGCTTCAAAATGATGTTGCTCTCTGACCGAATAAAGACCTACTAAAAGCCCCACAATACATGCCCCCCCGAATACCCATATAAGCCAGTTGAAGATTATTTTTGCTGTCATCTTCTTCTCCAATAATTTATCGGTTCAGTTATTTTGTGTGGTTTCCTGAAAAATTTATATGGATAAATCCCGATAGAAAATATTTTCAATACAATATGCGGATACCATACATCCCTCAATTTATTCCTGAATTTTAAAATAGGATAGGCAGAGGCAAGTAAATACATTGATGGCATTTTTGCTATTTTCATTGAATAAATAAAAAGATATTTTAGTTTTATTATTCTTTTAGTTGAAGTTTCTATTTTTAAATTAAGTTTCATTTCATCCCTCATCTCCAAACGGGTCACATATCTTATAATTATCCCCATTATATCCGATAGGCCGGAGCTTAACAAAGGCATTATCCCGAATAGCATCCTTTGTTGTCTTTGTATCGCTTCCACCCCCGCAAGCCCCTATGACATACCCAAAATCATAAACCATCATAACGTGTTTTGCTCTACCATCTTTGAGCCAAAATACCAAACAGCCTTCATAACCTGCATTAACCATATTATCCTTGTATTTTAGATAGAGTCCATGTGCTGTTTCATCATATTTATGGGGTAGAATGCCTACAGATTGTAGGGCTTCAATTACCATCCCCGAGCAGTCAAACCCCTCCAGGCTATCGTTCCCGCCATAGGAATATGGAGTCCCTAACCAATGCCACATATATTTGACGGCTAATTCCCTTTTGGTCATAAGTGACACCGATACTAAAAAAGTAAACCTTTTTTTAATAGATGTCAAGCAATAAAATGTAATTTAATTTATATAAAGCTGATTATTTTCAATCTTATTTCTATAATCTGCAATGTCTGTATGTTTACTGCAATTACAATGCTGGCATAAAATTTGCAAGTTCTGATAAGAATTATCGCCCCCCTTACTTATTAGAAAAATAGCTATCCCCCACCCATCTACCATTTCTACTCATAGCCTCTTTTGCCGCCTTACAAGCAGGGCATAATGAAAATCTTGGATGCTGATCTGGCCTGGCATAAAACTCTTTCCTGCAGTGGGAATTCCAGCAAATCGCCTTAACCCAAGCCCCCTGTTTAGGAACGTTTGAAGTTCCTCCCCTTGTTCCTACCGTTTTATCATTAAGGCATTTTTGACATAATCCGGTTTTATTCCAATCAGTAAGAGGCTTCCCACAGCTAGTGCATTTTAAATCCAACTTTCTTTTCATGTTCTTAGTCTTTTTAGCGCATGACCTGCATAATCCGGTCTTACCCTGCTT